GCGCGGAGTTCTGCCCCATGTGCGGGCGGTTCTGCGGGAAGCTGGAGGCGGAGCATGAGGAGAAATAAGCATATCCCGGCGCATTTTGGCACCAACGCGGCACGTCAGGCGCAGACGCGCTATCTGCGGAGGAAAACGCCGGAGAGCGAGCGGGTGGAGAAAAACCGGGAGGCGGCGGGCCATGTGATCTCTTTGTGCTTCATGGTTGCGCTGCATGACCGCTACGGCATCGGGAAAGACCGGCTTGACCGCGTGACCAACGCCGCAAACGGCGCGTTGGAGCGGTTTGCCGTCAACAAGCGCGGCGTGGGCATGGAGCGGGCGAAAAAGAAGCTGAACGAGGAGCTGGAGGGGCTGCTGACGGAGAATTTTGTGCTGCCCGCGTCAAAAGCACCGAAAAGCAACCGGGATTGGGCCTTGCTGGGCGAACGGCGGGAAGCGGCGGAGATCGTAGTGAAATGCTATGCGCTGGGGGCGCGTCAGGCCCTCGGTTTTGGCTTGGAGCGGCTGAATGAGACCGTCCGCGCCACGGAGGACGTATTCCGGCAGTTTAACGAGTGGGCCGAGGGTGGGGACTGGTTCGGCTACAATATGCTGGCCCGGCGTATGACGGATATTCTCGGCGAGCCGGTGGATGTGGACGAGAGCGACGCGAAAGAGCCGATCTTCGGGAAAACGCTGGATTGACACCACAGGCAAGGAGATTTGGCGCGGAGCCAAGAACAGGAGGCGACGGATGCGGTATGGCAGCGTGAAGCACATAGCCCTGTACTACAAGGCAATTCCGGGGATGCTGCGCCTGCTGCGGCAGGAGCGGGCGGAATTGGAGGGCAATTATTACGGACTGCGGGGGCTGGCGTGTGACGGAATGCCGCGCGGCTCGTCGCCGGGAAAGCCGACGGAGGAAAGCGGGCTGCGGGCGCTGGAAAACGGCGTGAGCGAGCGGCTGGCAGAGATCGCGGAGACGGAGCGGGTTTTGTCCGGGGATGAAGCCTGTATTCGTGCCTGTCTGGACGCGCTGAACGGTAAGTACAAAGAGGTCATTGTGATGCGCTATGTGCGTGGGTACAGTTGGGCGAAGATCAGCGCGAGACTTGGGACGGCGGACAGCACGGCCCGCGATTGGCACACAAGAGCAATGGAGCGGCTGGGCGAGGTGCTGGAGGAGCTGCCGGAAGCGGAGGCGCTGGCCCGTCGCGCGTCGCGCGCGCGTACATAATAAGCGGCAAAAAATTTTGGGCCGTCCGGCGGGGCTGAGCAAGGGCTGCTTTGCCGACTGATCTTGCACCGGAACACCACGGCGGCGGAACAGGAAAACCGGCCTTATAGGAACAAGTTTTTCAAGACTTCGCGCGTGGCGCGAAAGGGTTTCCGTGATCGTCGGGGCGCCTCTGGAAAAACAATTTGCGAATGGGAGGAAAAGACCGTGGATTTTGTGGATAAGCTGGTGGAGGGCATGAGGCGGCTTTTTGTGCGGAGAGCGAGGCGAAAAGCGCTCCGGCGGCGGTGCAGATACCTGTACAGCAGCAAGAGAAGATAAAAATGCCCCGGCGGGCCGTTTTGGTACGGTCTGCCGGGGCTTTGTTCTGCACGATAGCAAGTCGGATTTGTGTTATTCGTCGGCGGGACTGTCAAGCTCCAGCGGGCGTCCCTCGCGCTTCATGCGTTCTTCGCAGGCTTGCAGCACATACGCCTGTACGCTCTGCCCGGCGGCCTTGGCAGCGGCGCGGATAGCGTTGCCGATGGGCTTAATGGGGCGGGCGCTGATGCGGTCGCATTTGGCGTTGTAAATGTCGTTGTTGCGGCGCTTGCTTTCGGGTATGGGCATGGTCAATCCTCCTTTTCCGGCTCGTCCGGGCAGTCTGTCAGGTCGATCACGATGATCTCCGGCGGCTGCGGGGCGAGCTTATAATATTTTCCGTTTTCGTAGTGCTGATCGGTCACGCCGTCATACCAGCATATATCGCCGTGTTGTGCCTGCGCCGCCTCCATGCGGTCTTGTGCTTGCTGCTCGGTGAGGCCGTCAAAGGTGAGGCGCTGGCCGTCGGCAAATTCGGCCACAAGGCGGTACGCGGGGAACACTTCGGGGACTTCGTTCATGGTCTGCCTCCCTGTTCGGTTTTGTTTTGTCGCATTATAACACGCAGGCGTGTAAAAGTCTACGGGGCAATTTTGGCGGAGGCGCGGGCTTTAAGCGCCGCACGGGCGGTTTTGTAGTCGGGGAATACTTCGGCGGCGGGAAACTCTTTCATGCAGCAGTTCCACTTGGGGCGCGAGGTCTTGCGGAGATAGACGATTTCGCCGCAGTCGTGTTCCAAGTACCATTTTTCCAGCGTTCCGTCGTGGTTGAGCGTGTATCTTGTGGGGGCCGTGGTCGTGGCCATGGCGGTGTCCTTTCTGCCCTCGTGACCTCCGGGGCGGGCTGCTTCGGCCTGACTTCGTGTAATTCAGACACAAAGATCGCGGTATTCGTCCTTGGTAATTTCAAACACACAGGAGTTACAATCCAGCAGCTCCAGCACGGAGATTAGCGCGTCCTCCTTGGTAAATCCCTCCTTGTCTTTTCCACGCTTAACAAAATCGTGCCATTTTGCGCTAACAAGCGCCGGAAGATCTGTTTTTAATGTTCGGCAGTTGCAAAGCCGCGTATAAACGGCTTCGGAGAGGCAATCCGTCCATCTGGTCATTTTGTTTCCTTTCTGCCCTCGTGACCTCCGGGGCGGGCGCTTAACTTGCTGGTAACTTGCTGGGCGGTTTTGTTACTCCGTCAGGCCGAGGGCGCGGCGGGCGGCGATCTCAGCGTTACGGGTGAGCTGGCGCTGCCATGCGCCATACCGGGGAGACCAGCGGAAGCCGTTTTGTTTCAGGGCCTCGCGATGCTGGTCGTCGGGCTTTTCGTCAAAGATGATCTGGAGACGGTCAGCCTCGGTGTTGCGGACGATCTCACCGCCGGGGAACTTTGCGTTGTCGGCGGGCTGCTGGGCCTGCTCCGTGCGCTTGTCCAGCTCGTCGAGGCGGGCTTGTGTGCGCTTGATCTTGCCGCGCAGGCTGGTCAATTCGTAGTCGGGGCAAGGCTTATCAATCCACGGGCAGCGCTGGCAGGTGTCGGCAAAGTCGGCGGTGAGCTTGGCGGCGGCCTCGGCGGTCAGACCGGGAAAGCCGACAAAGGATTTGTGCTTGCGATAATAGGCATTCATGGCCTTGTTGCGGTCAAGCTGGGTTTGCAGCTTTTGGAGCTGGTCAGCGAGCATTTCGCGGGCGTGGGGGTCGGCGAGGTCTACCGCGCCGGTGCCGACGGCCTCGATCTTGTTCAAGATGGCCTTGATCTCGTCGTACTCTTTCCAGAGGGTGCCCTCGCGGGACATCTGCTTTTCGTGCTTTTTCATGTTGTAATTGCCCGCGCCGGAAATGAACTGGCTGGGATAGCTGGCCTGATTGCGGTTGTAGTCGTTCGTCCATTGAGCAAGGCGGCGGGCGTAGCGGTCAAGCAGCGCGTCGAGCTTGTCGTGGTAGTAGGGGCTGACCTTGGCTTTCCGTGCCTCCACCAGCGCGGCGGCCTCGTCCACGGCGGCGCGGTAGCCGTTGGTGGCGCTGCCGGGCTGGTAGTCGCTCATGTGGACGCAGTAGTGAGCGTTGCGGGCCGTGTCCTCGTTGATCTCGTAGTAGCGGGCGGCGGGCTTTGCTTCGGCCTGCGGCGTGGAGATCATGCTTGTCTGTTCGTACATGGTGTGTACCTCCTGATTTTGTTTTGGGTCTTGCTTATGGGGTGCCGTCGCTTTGTCCGGTGCGGCGGCTCCAAGGTATCCGGTTTTGTGGTCAGTCGAGACAGGTTTCGTAGCGGATGCGGTATTGCTCTTTGAGTTTGTCATAGGCGCGGGTGGTGACGGTGTAGGTGTTGCGCTCCTCGTCGTAGCTGATGCCGCGCCCGTGGAGCTGGGGCAGATCGTCACGGAGCGGGCGGAGAAAATAATGCTTGCCGTAGTAGGAAAGATCGGCGGCAAAGTCACAGCCCGTGGGGGCCTGCTGCATTTCGTAGCAGTAGACATATTCGCCGGGCTTGTCGGCCTGAACGGCGGGGGCCTTTTCTGCCTCTAATGCGGCGTAGTCCGGGGCGTAGCCGAACAGCTCGCCGGTTTTGGGGTCGTAGCGGGCGGCGGAGAAGTCCGGGACAAAAAGCGTTGTCTGCTCGTTGATCTGCTGGGCGTAGCCGCCGGGGACGGGGGCAAAGGTGCCGTTGATCTTGCGTTCGATGGATGCCATGTTGTTTACCTCCTGTTTTCGTTGTCGAGGGCGGACAGAACGGCGGCCATGCCCTGCTCAAAAATGCGGGTGTTCTCCGCGCTGGATTTTGTGAGATCGTTCGAGTAGCTGCAGGCGGGCCAGAGCGGGCAGTCACATGCGCCGCGTCCGGGGTTGTAGTGCTGATTGCAGATGGTTTCGATGCGTTCGCCTGTCTCGGCGGGGATGTAAAGCCATGCCATTTTGTGTACCTCCGTTTTGTGTTTTGGTTTTGTGCGTGGGGTCGGGTCGCTTTGTTCGGTGCGGCCCGTCCAAGGTGTCCGGCGGCGGGGGTCATTCGTCGGCGGGTTTTGTGTTGGAGCGGGGCGGGATGTAGCGGTATTCATCCTCGGCGTTGTAGTCGTACCATGCGCGGCGCTGCTCACCGTCCATGGGTTCCGGCTTGCTGGTCTCGATGTACTCCGACGGGCCGAAGATGCTTGCTTCCCGGTCAATGGCTTCGTGCTGGGCGATGATCTTCGCAGGCTTGCCGGGTTCCATGCTGGGAACCTCGATGCGATGCAGGTAAAGAAGATGGTCGAAATACCAGTCGGAAGCAAGGTAGCGTTCTTCTGCGTCAGTCCATTCGATGGCGTTGATGTAGTCGGCAAGGCCGCCAGCGGCGGAAATGCGGATGGGGGCTTTGTCGTCGTCGTTGATGTCGCCCAAGATCATATCAACGACGGGGACGGCTTCGGGGCTGTTGCGGCGGTAGCTGAAGCTGGAAATGTTGCCGGTGTACTTGTATAGCTTTCCGATCATATTTTGTTCCTCCTGCGTTTTGGTTTTGGTGTTACCCATGAGCGCCCGCCCCGGCGGGGGCGGCTGGACTTGCACCAGCGGCGGCGGATGCCGTCGGCCTTGCGGGTTTTGGGTCAGCGCTTGAATACGACGCGCACACCGCGACTTTGCAGCATGGCGATATACAGGAAAAATTCTGTGCTGATCTCTGCGGTGTAGGCGCAGCCGATTGTTTCCGGCTCCCGGATAAGCGCCGGGTAAAACCTGTCAAGCTCGCCCTCCGGGGACATGATCGCGTAGCCGTCGAAACCGTGCATTTTTGTGCGGAAAACTTCGCGGGTGATCTGTTCTTTCTTCATGGTGAAAACCTCCTGTTTTGTGGTTTTTGGTGTTACCCATGAGCGCCCGCCCCGGCGGGGGGGCGGCTGGACTTGCACCAGCGGCGGCGGATGCCGTCGGCCTTGCGGGTTTT